TAATTGAAGGGCGATGATTCCACCATCACGACCGCGTACTTTTTCAATAAATGCCCCACGTGAGGACATTAACAATTGAGAGGAAAGTCTGTATCTAAAAACAAATGAGTTTTCACCCATGTTTGATTTAGAGTTCAAAATATCCAATATTTTGTTACTCTGATTGTCTGTGACAATTTTCCCAGTTGGGGAATTATCTTTTCGCAACATTGCAGGTAGGCGGGCCTGATTTCCTGCTATCGCATCAATGCACCTGTTAACCCAGGTGACCTTGGCCATTCCTTCTCTGTAGGCACGCTCAATATCCCAAGAGTCTCGATATGGCTTTCCAGCCTGGCTTGGGTTGAACGCGACAGGAGCACCTGGCCCGAGTATCGATTTCTGTCCTGGTGACTGGAGAGATTTGTTTTGCGAAGAGTTCCACGCCATAAAGTGCGATTATTCCAGTCCTAGTAGAAACCCGAGGGCGCCAGAACAAACCCCTGCGGTAATAAAGCCCACAGGCAACGAAATGTAAAAAGCGCCAATTGTTGTCATAATTATAAATGACACCATGAGCATATTGGCAGTTCTCCGTCTAGTAAACCATTGTAGTACTTTTTTCATACACCCACCGGTTCTGCATCTTTCATATGGTTAAATACTAGTACGAAATACGTTGATGACAGGAACATGATGACAAATTGGAACGAAGTACTCAGATACCTAGAACCCAAGAAGCCTTTGTACTGCCCTGAAGAGGCATCGATTACACAAAGAGTATTCCTTAGAACATACGACATAGAAGCCCTTTTTGGTGGTGCAGCAGGCGGAGGAAAATCGTCTGCGTTGCTGATGGCTGCTCTCCAATACGTTGATATACCTGGCTATTCTGCAATTCTTTTCAGAAGAACTTATGCCGACTTGTCTCTGCCTGGAGCCTTGATGGACCGTTTTAAGTCGTGGATTGCAATGCATGACGATGTGCACTGGAACGCAAATAGCTTCATAGCTACCTTCCCGTCAGGCGCAAGAATTTCTTTCGGTTACCTAAACAACGTTGGCGACTATCTTCGTTACAAGGGTTCTGAATTTCAGTTTATTGGTATGGACGAGGTTACCGAAATTAGAGAATCTGATTATCGCTATCTCTTTTCTCGTCTACGTCGTCCATCAACTGGTGAATTATCAAAAGTCCCACTAAGGATGAGGACTGCGTCTAACCCTGCACCCAATTGGGTTAGACAGAGGTTTATCGTTGAGGGACGTGAGCACGGTCGGATATTCGTTCCATCCATGCTTACCGATAACCCAGGAATTGACGCTGAGTCATACCGACAGGCGCTATCCGCCCTTGACCCCATTGAGCGCAGACGGCTGGAAATGGGCGACTGGTGGGCAACTAGCCTCGGAACGATTTTTGATAGAACAGCATTTGTCCCAATTGACCCGATAGATGTGCCACAAGTCACATCATCAGCTAGGGCTGTTAGATTCTGGGACCTTGCAGCAACCGAGCCAAGCCATTCAAACCCAAATCCCGACTGGACCGTAGGCACTTTGATGCTTTTCGACCAAGGAATCGCCTATGTCTTGGATGTCAAAAAGGCCCGAGTAAAGAACGAACGGGTTGAGCAATTAGTGGCTCAAACAGCCTATGAAGACGGCCATACGGTGACGATACGAATGGAGCAAGAACCAGGTTCGTCAGGAAAGGCCCTAATCGACCAGTATGCCCGCTACATCCTTCCAGGGTATGACTTTGGTGGAATTCGGTCTACTGGGGACAAATTAACTAGGGCACGCCCTTTTTCTGCGGCCGTAGCCAACGGTAACGTTCGGGTTGTCCAAGCCCCATGGCTATCGGATTGGCTTGATGAATTTTCTGCATTTCCAGAAGCATGCGACCACGACGACCAGGTTGACTCTGCCGTTGGAGCTTTTACACATTTAACTGGTTTGGGGTTGCCACAGAGGAGACCAGTCTCTATAATCATCTAGGAAGACCTACAAACCTAACTATTGGAGACATATGAATATTGAGGGGAAAGAAGCCTGGAATAAGGCTTTGGACGATGCAAATCGTTCATTAATGGAATTAGAGCGCGCTTTTAGCAAGCTCGGAGAAAGCAAGGACATTGAAACTGTTTGCTCCGCATTGGTAGAAGCACACCTGCTCAAAGCAAGCATGTCCGTGGCTTACGACTCTCTTTGCCACATCGTCGATGGAGTGATGGGAAGTCTCCCAGAATTCATTACAACCGATGGAAGCAAAGTTGAAAAACGAGCCGGCAATGACCGCAAGAAGTGGAGGCACGAAGAACTTGCGCAGAACATTGCGTCACGTTTAAGCGATATGTCGGTTGATATGTCAACTGGTGAAATCACAATGACACCGCAAGAAATGGTTGTCAAACTTCTTGACTACTGTGCGCCATCATACTGGCGAGTAAAAGAACTTGCAAAAATTGGAATTTCCGCAGATAAGTTCTGCGAGGTAGAAGAAAAAGAAGCAAGCATTATCGTACGAAAGGCTAAATAAAATGTCAGACATATACCAACAACTATCAGAGTCGTTCCCACCAGAGATGGTGCGTTCAGTTAATAAAAGTGGAACGAATCTTCTATACATCCCAGTTACCGAAGTAACCAACCGTCTCAATAAGGTTCTCGGTGTTGGGAAGTGGTCGCGCGAGGTAATCAAGTGTGAACGCGACGCAATTGATACTGACTGGATTATGGCTCATGTCCGCATTACTTGGCTTGCAACGGATGAGCACCCAGCCGTATCTCGCGATGGAATTGATGCAGCAAAGATTATGCGCACCAAGCAAGGTCAGATTGTCGACCTTGGCGATGCGTACAAGAGTGCAGAGTCAAACGCGTTCAAGAAAGCAGCCCAAAGCCTTGGTGTCGGTTTGTACTTATCTCGTACTGACGACGCAATCGAAATCGAACAAGCAATGGATGCTGTTCCAGCAAATGCTGATGCTCATCCAATTTGGGACAACTTCATTGGTATTAGCAAGAAATTCAATGCTGAGCAAAAAGCCGAACTCCGCTCCAAGTGGAGCGAATGGAGTGGTGGAAAAGCCGTTCCAACAAAAGACACGGTGACATCTGCAGAGGCTGATTTCCTTCATGTTGAAGCAGTTGCGATTGCTTTCTCCGAAAAGAAGAAAGACTAAACGTGACAACGGAGTTGAATCCACTCCCACCACACCTTTCAGCATCATCTATTGGGACATTCCAACAATGTCCGCTACGTTTCAAGTTGTCGCGAATCGATAAGATTTCGGAACCGCCAACCCAGCAGACGTTGATGGGGAATTTTGTTCACGACACCCTTGAGTATTTCTACAACACATATCAACCAGAAGACCGCTCGCTTTCTAACGCGCAACATTCTGCTCGATTTGTTTGGGAATCATCTGGATGGGTGGAACGTGTAACGCCGTATCTTCGGACATTATCTATAAATGACTTCCGATGGAATTCATGGTGGTGTATCGAGAATCTTTTCGGACTTGAAAACCCTGGGATAATTCATCCTCGTGGAGTTGAGTTTGAGGTCAACGGTGCAATCAATGGAGTTGTAATCAAGGGTTTTATTGACCGCTGGATACATGACGAAGACAAAATAACCATCAGTGATTACAAGACTGGAAAAGTTCCATCTTCGCGCTACATGGAAGGTAAGTTTTTTCAGTTGGTCCTTTATTCCCTGCTCCTCAAGGAGATGGGGATTACATCAGAAAACACAGAACTTGAATTGCTCTATCTAAAAGATGGGGTTCGTAAGACCAATAAGCCAAAAGAAATTGATTATGAGTCAGCAATAAACTTAATAACAACGGTAAAAAGGGAGATAGACCAAGCTTATGAAGACAACAAATGGCCAGCTGTTCCGTCGCGACTCTGCGACTGGTGCGTTTACAAATCAAGTATCTGCAGCCATTGGAACAAAAAAAATGAATGATGAGACTTTTGCTCGGATTGTCGCAGAAGATGTAAAAAACAACGTAACCGAAAGCCAGCGAGAATATTTGATGCTCCCACAGAATCGGGCACGCTGGAAGTTTGCATTAAAAGTCTTGTCCGAAAATATCAGTTCACAAATAAAGGACATCAACGCAGACAAGGAGGCCGACAGTATTCGTTATTCGGCACTTGGTTCGCAGGGGAAGTCGATGCTTGTCGAATCAGGTGCTGCCTATGACGCGAAGCTCAATAAGATTAGTCGCTTCATGTTCTACGTTGAAAGCCGTCTTAATTTTGTAGAAAACCTCGTTGAGGATGAGTCTGAGATGTCTCGAAAAGAGCTCTTAGAAGCAGCAATTCACAAGTATCTTGAGATGCTTGATGAGATGGACTTTGAACGCACCGAACTTGACGATGCACTTGAGCACGCATTGATTAACAACTCCCTATCTGCGTTTGACTCAGTTACACTTGAAGAGTGAGATATAGGTCAAAGAAAAAAGAAGAAGAGTACAAACTACGAAGACCTCTCGTTATTCGCTTGCTCGAAGAGCGACCATGGTGCGAGGCATGTTCAAAATTTGCCGAACACGATGAAGTTGTTACCTATACAAGAAACAGAAGCAGCGACATACATGAAATTATTCGTCGTTCACAGGGCGGCTCGATACTCGATGAAGAGAATCTCATGTCGGTATGTAGGCCGTGCCACATGAGAATCGGAAACTATCCGCAGTTGGCTTTTGACCTAGGTCTGGCTAAGCACGGCTGGGAGCGTTAGGTTTTAACTAGCTAAGAGTTTTTGGGTATAAAAAAACCACCTCACCCACTAGTGATGAGGTGGTTTTTGTTAAAGGGTTTATTTAGCCTTGGATTACGGTGAATGCAACTGTCATGTTTGAACCAGCAGTGCCGGAACCGACAGCCGATACGTCAAGGCTGACAAGAGCGCCTTGTGTGAAATCGCAGTTGGCTGCAGTAAGCGTGCCTTCGTCTGAAGTTCCTGCAGCTGCGATTGAGAACGCTGCTGCTACATCAGAACCGACTTTAAGGTCTGCGGTAAGTGCTGAACCTGCTGGTGCTGTGGTTACGGCTACGTAAGCGCCGGTGATTCTGCCAGCAAACGGCATGGCCATTGTGACGATGCTGCTGGTTGACAATCCACCAGCAATGTTCATTGTGATGGTTGTTGGTGCGAGTACTGCTGTTGACATTTTTTCTCCTATGTATAAATGGGGTACGCGAAAAAGTATACACCAAACAATCTTGACCAAAGGAGAATAAAAAAAAACGTTTATTTTACGTGAGTGAAAAATGTTGCGGGTGTATTGTTGTAATCCTTAGGACCGTTATAGGCGCGAAAGTCGGGTGGGGAAACTCACTCGGCTTTTGCGTTTTTTTGTTTTACAAACACCATAAAGCTATTTACTTTCGTAAGGCATCGCTGAGTGTTACTCTGAAATCCTCTAGCCGGTAGCCGTTTCCAAGGGAAGAAAGGCAGGTGGTCAAAGAGTCTAGTGATTTTTCACGGCAAAACAATTCCTCTATGCTCCGAGGACATTGGAAACCCGCCTGATGCTAGAGGTCAGGCGGGTCTTTGCTGTACGGGGTAGTATTCGTCTGTGAAACTACTTGGACTAGACCTTTCTCTCACTTCTACTGGGTACTGTTTCGACGGTGAGAGCGGCGTTATCGCCACTGGCCTTTTAGGGACCGAACGTCTCGAAGCAGTAAAAGATGATATTTCGAATTTATTATTAGCTAATAAAATTGATTGTGTTCTTCTTGAAGGCTACTCATTTGCGTCTCGTAGCGGGCAAGCGTTTTCTATTGGTGAGCTAGGTGGAGTTATTAGACTTTTGATACACAATCTAGGGATAAATCTCATAGAGATACCCCCAACATGTAGGGCCAAGTTTGCAACAGGAAAAGGGAACGCCTCCAAGAATGAGGTTATCTCAGCAATATCTGCCCGAACCGGAATCGTGTGGGGGAATCCTGGCGCTGATGATAAATGTGATGCTTGGATTCTTGAAGAGATGGGTCTTGCTCGTCTCGGCAAACAAAGATATTCTTGGCCAGACGTAAACATGTCTGCTCTGGAGAAGATAGATTGGACTCCTCTCGAAGGGAATTAATACGTGGACCGCAGCAAACCGATTAGCCAAGTTGACATCGAGCAAGAGCTTCTTCGCCTGATGGATATTTTGGAAAACGAAACAGAAGCATTCGAACAACTCGCTGTTGATGCAGCCAAAAAAGAAGCAATGTTCAAGGGTGAATGGGCAAAGCAATACCTTTCCGCAAAGGGTTCAATCAAAGAGCGTGAAGCATGGTCGGACTACAAGCTTGCAGACCAGATATTGGATTACAAAATCGCAGAAGGCCTCGTAAAAGCAAAGCGTGAAAAACTTCTTTCATTACGTACGAGCATCGATGCACTGCGCACACTGAACGCAAACGTGCGAGCACAAGTATGAGTAAAAAGTATGTAGGACCAGAGTCTATTTCAATTGATGTAAAAACCCTGAACGAACCGGAGTGGCGAGCCACACATGTTCTCAAACCAGACCTGGAATTACTCCAACAATCAGTAGTTGATTACGGTCTCCTATCACCAATCATCGTCCAAAAAAAAACACTGCAAATAATCGACGGTTATCATCGTTGGATTATTTTCCGTTCTAATAAAGAAATCATGTCACGACATGAGGGGAAGATTCCTGCTCTCATCTTTGACATCGACGAGATAGATGCAATGATGATGCACCTGCGGCTAAACCGAGGGCGTGGGAACATATTTGCCAATAACATGTCAAGAATTATCAAAGATGTCTATTACAGCGAGAAGTATGACATCAACGAAATCCAAGAACTTTTGAACATGAACGTCATTGAAGCAGACATGATGCTCGATGGCTCACTCTTAAAGAGTAGAAAAGTCAAGGACCATACGTACTCAAAAGCATGGGTTCCAATTGAGGTTCCATCTGGCAAAGTAGAGAAAGCAGTTCTTGAACGACCTCCAAACGTTGACCGCTAGCAGACGTAAGTAAAATGGTGTAAACTTTGGTAAAACTTGTCCACAGTGAGGTTTTATGCCAACACCAAGCAATGCAACCGATAGCGAACTAACGCCTCCTACAAGAGCAAGAATTTTGCCATCCCGAGACAGGAATCAGCGTCCTAGTTTTTTGCGTCGCGCTGCGGCTTCAGGCCTAAATCGTCTAGCTAATATTGTTTCGCCACAGCAGCGGCCAGCCGCTGGCACAGCGTAAAAGGTAATTCTACATGCTCGATACAACGGAAATGCTCGTTTCCGACAATGACCTCAGCATATATATGGATATATCTTTTTCCATGCGTCAGAAGGACGCGGCGGAGTTTGTCCTAAAGGGTCTACAGATGGAATTAGAAGCTTACCTAGGTAGGCCGGTAAGGCCTCAGGATTTTACGGAGAGCCATGTCATACCAAGCTCCTACGTTGGAATTCCTGCAACATCCTTCTTCTATGATTCAAGTCTTAACTCAACTGGGGAGAGCCTTAATTATTTAATGCCCGCAATAAATATTTCCTTGAGGAATACTCCAGTTATTAAAGTGACAGAAGTTAAGTTTAGAAATATTGCTGCCCCATATCAATTAATGGGCGAAGCTGTGACCCGTACCTGCGACATAACCGCCGCTCAACAAACTTCTGCATCAGTAACATACACATCGACCGGACACAGTCTAACGGTTGGTCAAACAGTGTCGATTAAAAACACAACTCCCTCAACATACAATCTTTCAAATAAACAGATAGTCTCCATAACATCAAATACTTTTACAGTTGCTGAAGTTGTTGGTTCGCTCGGTACTTATGTTAGTGGTGGTGTTGCAACAGCAACAGGAAATGATTATGTCGTTCATCGTTACGGTCTTGAGCTTTTTAGGGGATTTGCCAACGATATAGTTGATGTCACTTATCGCGGAGGCCTCGAAGGCGACATACAGGAAATGTTCAAGCTAATGATTCTTCGCGCTGCAACACGTGAAATGCAAAACATGCATGACGACGTTGTTGGTATAAAAGATTTGAATTCCAGGAACGTTGCTCCGCTTGAGACTGGATTCCTGGAAAAAGAACTAAATGCTATGAAAACTTACAGGCGAAGAAGAATTTAATGGCTGAAACAGAAATCAAAATCTCCACACGGGGACTGGGGTCGATGATTGCTAGCCTAGAAAAAAAAATAGTTAGAGCACAGGATTTTGCTCCAATTTTTCCAAAGGCAAAGGCAGAAATTGCTTTATCAACTGCCGCAAACTTTACATCCAATGGTCTCTTGGTTGGCGGGTGGTCTCCTCTTGACGCACAGTACGGCGCCTGGAAGATGACTCGTTTTCCCGGAGCACCACCAATGGTTCGTACTGGAAGATTGTTTGCAAGTTTAACATCTCAGAATATGGCGTCTGTAAACATTGCCCCAAAATCATTTACCATTGGGACAAACGTCGAGTATGCAAAGTTTCACCAATATGGAACTTCCAAAATGGCAAAGAGAAAAATACTTTTTGTTCCTGCGGAGTTTTCTGCAAAGTTTGCAAACGATGCCGCCAAATGGGTTAACTCAGGAAACATCTAATGGAACCAGCCGAGTTGATGTATGGGGCTCAGTTTGCAAAAAAGTTTGTAACCGACTACCTAAAAACCGATATCCCAAATCGATTGGTCATGTACAGAAACGGCTGGAACCTTGACGACATTGTTCTACCCAATCCTGAATCATATTTGACATATGAGCCTCTTGCCCTTGATGCGTGGCCCACGATAATTACAGTGGTTCTTTCAACCAAGACCTTCGATAGGCGTGGTTTTGCAAATGGCCTAGACCCTCTTTATAGAGTTGTATACGGTATGAGAACATACGTATGGGTCCGCACGGAGGGTTCTGAGCAGACAACCGATATGCGCGACAGATTGACCACCGTTGTCCGCTCCGCACTCCTTGACTACCCGTGCCTTCAGAGGGATGGGGCTGACAGGGAGGCAATGATTGACGAATCTACGGTTGGCGAAGAATTTTCGGATTTAACCCTTCTCAAAGGTGACAGAGTTCTTGCGGGAGCATATATCGCCTACGACCTAGCAATAGACGAAGTCATAGCCAGACAGAATATTGCCGATGAAGTGACGAGATTTGAATTTGAGGTGGGACAAAACCCACTCTCTACGGCGATTTCCGGAATCACAAACTTTGACGGAACTCCGGTTTCTATATCTGCAGACTGACATGGACGATAGTTTCTTTCAACCACTAGACAACTATACAGAAAAACTGGATAGCTCATATTCCGACTGCGTCCAAATACAGAATTTATCTGGGGGAATACTTCAGGCCGTAGAGGGCATTTATATGAGAAACTATTCATTCGGACTTGTTTCTAAAAGCAACAAGAATATCGAAAAGTTTTTAAAGCAAAGAAAAATAAAAGTCTATGAATTCTCTGTGGTGAAAGCTGCAAAGAAAAAGAAAACTGAAGAAAAAAAGAAGATTGAGATGCCCCCAGCAGAAAAATCAGGACAAAGCATTGACATCGGTAATTTAACAGCACTATTTACCAAAGAAGAAAGCAACAAAAATCAAGACGAGATTTAAGCGTTCCGGTTAAAACGTACGCCAAAATCAAGCTGCGAGTAGTTATACTCTCAGTAGTCTCATAACAAATAGTTCCGATTTAAATGGGACGGAGGAAACAATGCCAGGCATAATTGTAACCACATCAGTTCGTACGGGTCCAACAAACACTCAGACAGCAGCGACCGCGACAATGTTCGTAGTCGGTGTAACAGAGCGCGGGCCAGATGGCACCTCGCATCTTGTTACCAGCATCTCTGACTTCCAAGATATTTTTGGTGGTTACGTTTCGGATGGCTGGACATACCAAACTATTGAAACATTCTTCGAAGAAGGTGGCGCACGTGCATACGTGTCACGTGTCGTCGATGAAAGCGCAGTAGAGGCAAGTATCGATTTGTCGGTTTCGGGCAGCGTTGCTGTAAGCCTTTTGGCATCAGGAACCGGAACATGGGCAAACACATCAGCCCTTGGTGGGTTGACCGCGCAAGTGACGCACCCATCTGCTACGACTTTCAAGGTATTGATTGCTCTGAATGGAACACAAGTTTTCGCCAGTCAGTCACACACATCGATTGCAAACTTTGTCGAGGAAATAAACAACAACTCAACCGCAGCCTTGTACCTGACAGCTTCTGCTGGAACTACAACCACTAGACCTGCGGTAATGGCTGCAACAGCTTTCTCTGGTGGAACAAACGGTTCAGCACTTGTTGATGCAGATGTTGTAACAGCGCTTAACACTTTTACATCGAACCTTGGACCAGGCTCTGTCTGTGCTCCAGGATTCACATCGACAGCAGTTCGTACTGCCCTTCTCGACCATGCAGAAGATAACAACCGTATCGCGCTCATGGGATTTGACAAGGAAGACACGGCTTCACAGGCAATCGCGGACGTGACTGATTTCTCGGGTCTGGCAAATGCCCAGTTTGGTGCATTCTTCTACCCATGGGTAAAGATTCCAAACGGAACTCTCACTTCGGTGATTCCACCAGAGGGATACGTCGCTGGAAAACGCGCACAGGTGCAAAATCAGTTCGGTGCATGGAATCCGTACGCTGGCGAAAGAACAGAATCAGATTTCGTAACCGGGCTTTATACATCGCTTTCGAAGTCCGAGGCTGACGCGCTCGATGCCGGTTTCGTTAACCCAATCAGAGTAATTAACGGCACCGTACGTGTTTATGGTGCTCGTTCGGCCTCTGATGACACCGACAACTACAGATTCATCATGGCTCGCGAAGTTCTTAACCAGATTACGTACGAAGCAGAACAGGCTCTTGAAGCACTGTTGTTCTTGCCAATCGACGGACGTCGGTCAACTTTCTCGCGAGTTGCTGCAACGCTCACCGCAATCATGGACAGAATCCGCATTGGCGGTGGCCTCTATGAAGCATTCGGTGCAGATGGAAAACAAATCGACCCTGGCTACACAGTTCAGGTTAATGAAGCGAACAACCCGCTTACCCAGCTTGCAACTGGTGTCATCAAGGCGAAAGTTGGAGCAAGAGTCTCCTCGATTGGTGACACAATTGAAGTAGAAATTACAAAGTCCAATCTAACGGCGACGTTGGTATAGGTTCACGGAGGAATATATGGCATCAGGTAAATTAGCTCAGAGGCAAATAATTGCCGAAATCACACCCCTTGCGGGTGGTGACGTAGTGGGTCCAGCCCTTTCCGGATACTTTGCACAGGTATCTGGTGGCGAAATCACGGCCGCCGTTGAAAAGATTTACGTCGGTGGAACACCGTTCCCCGAAGTACTTTGCGCCCCTTCAGAAGTCGGCGACATGACCCTCACTAGGCATTACGATACAGACCTTCGAACCATCATGAAGGACCTCCGCCTTGTTGTCGGTCGTGCGTACTACGAATTGAAGATTTACGACACAGACTGCGACCTTAAAAACTCACAGTCAGAGCGCATTTATTCCAAGGTTCTTTTGACGGGTCTTTCGGAACCAGAAGGTGATGCATCAAGCGGTGCACCAGCAACCATCGCGTTGACCTTCGCTGTTTCTGGCGCTCCAACTCAATAAGTATTGACATCCGCCACTAAGGGCATAGCCCTGATAGTGTTGCGGCCATGACAAACTTCTACCAAGAACAAAACGAACTGTCCAAGCCTGCTCCATCTTTCGACGGAGCTGACGAAAATGTGCTTGACGCACTTAAAGCTGTTATCTCCAAAAAGGTACAGCGGAACGAAATATTCATCAACGTTCCAGAGCGTCCGGGCGTCACACTGTTGATTAGTCCGAATATCACGCAGAACCAAATCAAAGCGTGGCAAAAGAATTCCGGCTCGGAGTCCAAGAACGGTATTGATGCAACCAAGTTTGCATGTCAAGTCATTGGTCATACAACAAAAGGCATCTTCCTCAATGGCGAAGAAGTCCTTGAAGATGGCAAGTCGCTCGGCTTTGCATCTCCAGCCGTACTCAAGATGACTGGTGCTGCACGCGCACTCCCAGATGGTGTTCAAATGTTTTTCGGTCTCGACCCACACGTCGAGTCTGCTGCTCTTGCAATCATTGATGCTGCAGGTTACGGTGACACCGTAGAACAGCAAGAAAACCCCTCGAATCAGTCCTAGAAGAATTAAGCGAAGACACGCGCATTCAGACGGCTGCGCGTCTAGGTGAGGTTTTCGGTACAGACCCAATAAAACTACTCAATTGCTCGTTCGAGGAATGGGTAATTAGGCTTGCTTGTGCTAAAGTTGTTCAAGAAGACCGCGAGGCAGCCGAGAGAAAATCTAACGGCTTCTAGTGTGTCGCAGATATTTATCTAAGGCATAAGAGACTATGGCAGCTGACGAACGCGCAACGATAACTATTGACGTAGACGTCAAAAATCTGAATAGGCTTCAGCAGGTTACCGCTGCGCTTGAAGCAATGGGCGTCGCATCCGAAGTAAACGCCGCTAAGTTCGGCAATCTTACGGGAGCAATGACTGGTCACTCAAGGGCATCAAATAAAGCATCAAAAGATTCACAAAGACTATACGAGAAAATAAGCATACTCGACAAAGTAAGCATGCAATTTACTAAACAAGCGCGAAAGTTGATGCTTGGAGTAATGGCTATGAGCATTGAATTCGGCGTATCTGCTCTCGCCTTGGCCTCAGTCAACGCACTGTTCGTTATAGGAAAAGTTCTTGTAAAGAGCTATCAACTTGCAATGCAGGGACTGGCCGCAGGTCTCGCATCGGTTGGCGTTGCCGCTATTGCCGCCGCCGCTGCGTTTAGCGAAATGCAAACAGCTCAATTCGCATTTAGATACTCGAGCGATTCAACGACTAATTCAATGGATAAATCCTCGCTCGCGCTCAGAGGTTTATACAAGGACACTCAGTTAAACATCTACGGCATGAAAGCTCTTTCTGCAGCATTTGCTGGAGTGAGCAAGAATTCTACGTTTACTGCTGGTTCGCAAAAGATGCTCCAGGGTTTTTCAGATTTTATTGCATCAAGTGGTGACCCAACGAAAGCGATGCAGGCAGCAGCTAATGCTATTGGTTTAATCCAGAAAAAACAAACTGGAACGTCAAAGCAGATGTCCACAGAAGCAATTAATGCAATCAAACAAATAAACCCAGCTTTGGCTGATTTGGCCAAAAAGGGTGGTGGTGGATTTGGCAATAAAGATAAATTTATTGAGGCTTTGCTTGATGGTTCACTTGCAGAAAAATCTGGTGTTGCTGGTGCTGCATCCAATGTTGCCGGAACACTTTTCGCCCAATTCAAAAGCTACCTAACAAGTTCTTTTGTTGAATTAGCAGATGTTGGTAAGCGTGTGCTTGAACCAGTCAAGAAGGCAATGCATGCAATATTTACTAGCTTGACCAAGAATTTTAGACGGATTAGTTCTGACCTTGTAGCTTTTGGTCAAGGACCATTCCTCAAGTCACTCGTTACTGCTGTTGACAAGCTCGGCGAGTTTGCAGTCATGCTTATCAGGAAGGTCCTTCCCACAACTGAGGGTTTCTCTAAAAGGATAAGCGGAATCTTTTATCAGTTACAAAGATATTTTTATCAGGTTACAACATCGTTGGA